GTTAATCTATCTGAAATTTCAAAACTTGAAGATATTTGTCAGCAGCATAATCCTCTGTGCTGTCTACCATATCTATCTTGTTGATAACTATGTCTGTCTCTTCATCAACATAGTTGTTTACATCTTGAAGAGTAAGGTATACTTGTTCTGCTATCTCTTGAGAGGTGTCATAGTCAGAGCTTACACAAATGATGAATACAGAGCAGCTCTGCTCATATATTCCCTGTTTAGTTCTTGTTTGGCCATAAGATTCTCTTTGATAGATTATGAAGTCTCCATCACCAACTCCTTCTACTGCCATTATAGGATATATCCTGTTACCAACAAGAAGTTGAAGAGTCTCATTCTTGAGAAGGAACTTCCTGATTACATTACAGACCTTGAATTTGGTATCTTTCTTATTAAGTATATACATTATGCTCTCGAATTAATTTTTTTGATTGCATCATCTACAGCATCCATCATTATGTCCATAGCCTTAGGTGCATATTGTTCTTTAGTATCTGTCCAGAAGTGGCTTCCTTTAATCCTACCACGGTAAGCACCTGTCTTTGTGTATCTATCTACAGTACCCAAGTCAACGAGGTGAGCAACATTACCGCCAGGACGCTTGAAACCAACTCTAATACCTGTCATTGATTTAGTTCCATTCCTAAGTTTATAGGTGAAACTTTCAACAAGGTTATCTGAGTTACCAATAAGAGTAGCAAGAAGTCTTTCATAACCACGGTCCTTAAGTAACTGTGCTGCTTTTCTTTCTGCAGCTATTATTTCTTTAGCATTGACTAAGTTTTTCAAGATAGCCAATTGCTTCAAAAGAACTTCAGCTCTTATATCTACTTGTGTATCTGCCATTACTTATTGATTTTCTGTAAGTTAAGTTTCATAGTCCTATTAAGATAATTGTACTCAATAAGATATATCTTGAATTCTTGGTTACACCAGATTATGGTGTCAGTATCAAGGATTCTCTTGTCTAACCAGGTCTCAAATGCTATCCTGACCACATCATTCTCTTCGTGGTTCTCTGCACTGAAGAAACCTTTCTGCTTAGTTATAGCAGCACGGAGTGTAGTCACAAGAAGTTTCTCCCTGGTCATAGCACCAGAAGATGACTGCTTCTCGACCATCCTATAAACTGCTAACTGCTGTGTAAGTGTACCAATTCTCATTCCTGTGGCTCTTCTTCTTTTGCTTGTTTGTTGTACTCTCTTAGGTATTCAACCTCTGTCTTCATGAATAAGAACAAAGAGAATGATGCTGCTACTATAGCAGGCAGACTAACTACCCAATAAGGGATGTTAACACCAAAGAGTGTAAGTACAAATAGGATAATTGAAATACAAAACAAAATCATAATTTATTCCTCTATTATTTTTGTATAGTTCTTAAAAGGCTGCAACATGTATTCTAATGAATATGGCACTTTGAATGGTTGAGCATAAGCAATTGATTCTCTGTTCTGGTAGAAGTTTGCTACAACAGTTTTGATTGCGGTCTTTATAGCTTGTGGGATTTCTTGGTTCTTATCCTCATAAACTTCAAGTGACTCAACATTAAGGTGTCCTGCCAATACTTCTTCTGCAGCTTCCTCCAATTCTGCTAAAAGGAGGTCATCTTCACAAAATGGAAGATTCAAATATCTTCTGATGTCTTCGACTTGAACGTAAGCCATGTTTAAACGATTCTTTTAGTATTTATTCAAAATAAAAGGGCAACCCACTAAGAGTTGCCCACACAACATATATGGGAAAATTAAATAGAGGAAATAGGGTCTCAGACCCGTAGTATTTATCGACTTACAAGATATATTTTCCGAAATTTAATAATTTTCATATATTTGGAATACAATTTATAAATTAATAAATAATATATATGGCACATAGTAAATTTGATGTCTGGTGGTATGGTTTACCAGAATTCGTAAGAATTGACATTTTACGTGTATTGAGAGGAGACATTCCTATGACACACGATGCTCTCATAAGTAAGTATAGAGATTATGAATTGACAGAGTGGAAGATTACCCAAATTCAGAAAAACTTTGGATTCAACCATTCTAACAGGGACGAAGCTCTTTTAATAGATAAAGCATCAGGTAAGTATACTGATGAAGAACTTATGACTAAATATGGTCTTCGTGAATCACAATTCAATCTTATAATTAAACACACTCGTATAGATAATGCAAAATCAATAGAATTATTTTAATATGGAAGAGATGTACGTATCACTAGAGGCTGTCAATGCCTTTGAGAAATGGATGAGGGAATTACCTGAAGCCATCAATACCGACCCCAAGCTTTTTGCCAACAGGCTATTAGAGCTTGCAGAAGAATATGAAGTAGAAAACCTTGATGAAATCGTTTACTTACTAAGACAGTATTGGTCACAGTTAGAAGAGTACATTCCTGCTAGTGACAGGTACACGGTTGAATCTTGTTTTGAATTCTAATTAAACTAAAAAAGGTGGCCTTGCGGTCACCTTTACTTGTGTTTGCTAGTTAGATTAAGCAGTCCAAGAAGAACTATCAATCTTCATTGCAGCGAATACCTCGTCTCTCTCCCAGTTGAATCCCAAATTGTCGTTGAGGACCAATTCAGTTTCATTCCATTTAGCACGGGTGAATGGGTCGATAACAAGGTCAGGAGCGCCAACCTCTTGTACGATGATGGTCTTAGGGTCTGCGATGAAGCCGATGTAAGAATAAGTTACGTTACCTGAAGCATCCAATGCATTGACTGCATTTGTCTGGTATACAGGGAATCCGTCAATCTTACCATCTTCCATGATGAATCTGTCACCGTAAGGTGCTTTGACTGCGATAGGCTTTGAACGAAGTTTGTCAGCAGTATCAGGGCTCATGATGAAGCAAGCGCCATCAACGATTTCTGCGTTCTTATTCTTAACAGCGGTCTCAAGAGCGACGATGTTTGCCCAGTTGGCTTTTCCAGCGACTGAAGCATCACCTGCCAAAAGGTCTACGAAAGGTCCCTTAACGGTAACACCATCGTTGGTAACTGCGACAGGAGAAACAACCATCTTATTGATGAGTCTGCCTTCTGCTTCTCTCATAGCCTTAAGAGCATATGCTACAAGGTTAACGTTGTTGTCGATAGTCTTGACAGCGGTGTTGCTCAAACCGACTGCACAACCAAGACGTACAGGAGTGATAGCCTTTGCATCGTATGCAATCTTCTGGGTGTCAAGCTTGGTGTTCTCACCGTTGATAGTGCAATCAACATTAGAGACTGAAGGGAGCTTAACAAGGCTACCAGTGTTCATGAAGGTCATTCCCAACTTTTGGAAGATAACTGCATCCTCAAGAGGCTCAATGACTCTGGTGTACTCAAGATTCTGATAATCATCTACATCACCAGCTGTCTTTGTGGTGTAAGCATCATCACGAAGGTTGATGGTGTTTCCAGAAACATTGTCATATCCTTCGAGACTTCTGTTGTTAACTACGTCAGAAATCTGCTTAGCAAGGTTCTTTAAATAAGATTTTTCCATATTTCTTTTATTAAATTTATTTTTATCTGTTTTAGGTGCAGCTGCTTCCAATGCTTTTTGTTCAGCTTCCTCGGCCTCTGCTAATTGTCTTTTAAGTTCTTCAAGTTCATTCTGCTTCTGTTCAAAGGTTGCTTTCTCTTCATCATTAAGTGAACGTGTCTGTACTTCAGCATTATTCACCATGTCTCTGAGTTCCTCCTTGATAGCAGATATTTGCTCAATCAAAGTTTCCTTTTCCATATTATAAACTATTTACTATTTCTTTGTAATGGTTAAGTTCCTCAAGGTAAGAATCATCTCTAGACTCCTCTTTAGGTTCTTCTATTGTATTTATCACAGGTTCTTCTGAAACTTCATTAGAAGGAACTTCTTCTGTAGCAGGCTCTGCCTTAGATGCTTCTTCAGCTTCCTCAATGCTTCTTGCTGATATCTCTGTCTGTGAATAAGCACCATTCCATACAGCACTGAAATCAAACAACTGTGTAATGTTAGTAACTGTCCTAAGAGGAATGTCACCAGAGAAATCCCAAGTAGCTCCAGAATCAATGAATGCGAAGCTGCAATCAAATACTTCACCTCTTTCTATCATTTCAAGGAGGTCATTTCCAAGTTGGGTGTTAGGTACCTTGAAGGAGAATGCTACACCATCATCTCTCAATTCAACTTGAAGGGAACCTTTTCCATGATAACGTCTTGCGACCATGTTGTCTCTCTTATGGTTGATGTTGAATATGATGTCAGAGTTATCAAGTACTTCCTGAGTAACTGCTGTAGGAAGAATGACTTCACGGAATGAACGTTTCTTCTGAGAATCCCAGAGTTCGTTGGAAATCTGGTTGAAGACTATAGCCATGCCTGATATGACTCTCTCTTCAACAGAAGTATTTCTAAATTCTATATTACGTATTTCCATTTTCGTTATCGTTATTTTCTGGATTATTTATTTCAGGTTGCTTGTTAACTTCTTCTTCTGGAGTGCCTGATTCATCAAGAGGGTCAACCTTAGGTCTTGTAAGCAATTGGCTATTAGTCGTTACGAATACACCATCACCACCTTCAGTTGCATCTTTGTTAAACTTCTTTCTAACATCATTGACTGAATTGATACCAAGCATGACCATCTTATCATAGTTAGCAAGAATC